GCTTTTTGGGGGGTGGGGGTGGGGCCGACGCGCGGGTGGCTGTCACGGGCTGGGTACGCAAACAATTTTTTATTTTTTAAAAATTTGCATCCAAGCCCTAATGCAACTATTATGCTGCACATGACGTTTTATTCCCTGCCGTTCACACCGGAGCGCCCACAAGCGACTGAGGCGCGGTTGGAAAAAATTTACGAAGCCGCAAAGTTCGGTTTGAAGGGCGACAGCCTCGCCTTAGCATCTGGCTTAACCCCAGCGCAGTATCGCCGCCTGCACGAGTTTGATCCGCTGGTGGAAATGGCCGAAACAAAAGGTCGTGCTGATGGCGAGTACATGGCCGCCAAAACAATTCACGACGCCGCCAAGGAAGGCGACAGCAAAGCAGCCCTTGAGATACTCAAGCATCAGCACGGCTGGGTCGCCAAACAGCAGATCGACGTGAACGTAGACCAGCAGATCAGCGTGATCGGCGCCTTGGAACGCGCGCAGACCCGCGTGATCGAAGGGCTGTACACGGAAATAAGCAAATTAGAGGATAACACATCAGATGCAGACGCCCATCTACTCAGCGCAGGACGAGATGGAACTGATGTCGAGGCTGTGGTCGCCAAGCATCAAGGATGATCCACTCGCGTTCGTGCTGCTGACGTTTCCGTGGGGCGAGAAAGGCACACCGCTGGAACACTTCAGCGGGCCGCGCAAATGGCAACGCGACATCTTGGCGGACCTGCGCGACCACATCAAACAGAATAACGGCAAAATGGACTTCGACACCTTCCGCATGGCGGTGGCGTCAGGGCGCGGGATCGGCAAGTCAGCACTCGTCTCATGGATCGTGATCTGGATGCTGTCCACACGCATCGGATCGACCACCATCGTGTCGGCTAACTCCGAAGCGCAGCTACGCTCGGTCACATGGGCGGAAATTACTAAGTGGCTGGCGATGTCGCTCAACAGCCACTGGTTTGAGATTGCCGCAACACGCATCATGCCAGCCAAGTGGCTGACGGAGATCGTCGAGCGCGACCTGAAGAAAGGTACGCGCTACTGGTCAGTCGAAGGGCGGCTGTGGTCGGAAGAGAACCCTGACGCTTACGCCGGGGTGCACAACTTCGACGGGGTGTGTCTCATATTCGACGAAGCGTCCGGTATTCCAGACAGCATCTGGTCGGTCTCGGACGGCTTCTTTACGGAAAATACGCCGCATCGCTTTCATTTGTCCTTCTCCAACCCGCGTCGCAACACAGGGTATTTCTACGAGACGTTCAACTCCAAGCGGGCGTTTTGGCAAACGCGCAACATCGACGCGCGCACAGTCGAAGGGACTGACAAGAACGTCTATCAACGCATCATCGACGAGTATGGGGCCGACAGCTACCAAGCCAACGTTGAAGTTTATGGTCAGTTCCCAAGCGAAGGCGATGACCAGTTCATTGGCGTGCAACTGGTCGATGATGCCATGAAGCGCCCCAAGCACAAGGACAACACCGCACCCATCGCAATCGGCGTCGATCCAGCGCGCTTCGGTTCAGACGCGACCGTCATCGCCATCCGGCAGGGGCGCGACATCGTCGAGATACGCCGCCTGCGCGGTGCTGATACGATGGAAGTGGTCGGACACGTCATCGAAGCTATTGAAGAGTTCAACCCGGCCATCACCGTGATCGACGAAGGAGGGCTGGGCGCAGGCGTCGTAGACCGGCTCAAGGAGCAGCGGTACAAGATCAGGGGCGTCAACTTCGGCAATAAGGCCATGAAGCAACTCATGTACGGCAACAAGCGTGCTGAAATGTGGGGCGCGATGCGTGACTGGCTCAAGGATGCCCACCTGCCCAATGATAGGTTCCTGAAAAGCGACCTGATCGGCCCGCGCATCAAGCCCGACAGCAAGGGGACGATCTTCCTTGAAAGCAAGAAGGACATGAAGGCACGCGGGCTGGCCTCACCAGACGCTGCCGACGCCATCGCGGTGACGTTCGCGTTTCCTCTGGCATCACGCGAAGCACGCGTTGACAAGAAGCGCACAGGCGGGTATTCTTCCGGCGGAATTGCTACAAGCTGGATGGGTAGCTAATATGGCCGACAAGAAGAAGTCTGTCTCACTGTCTGTTGGACGCGGCGAGAAGCTGTCTGTGTCCAAGGGCGCGGGGCTGACTGCCAAAGGTCGGGCCAAGTATAACGCTGCTACAGGCTCTAAACTAAAGGCGCCAGCGCCCAACCCCAAGACAAAGGCTGATGCAGGGCGCAAAGCTAGTTTCTGCGCACGCATGGGGGCTGTTGCTGCTAAGGCTAAGAACGGCGAACGTGCCAAAGCTAGTCTAAAAAGGTGGAAATGCTCATGAAACCGGGTCTATACGCCAACATTGCCGCTAAGAAGGCCCGCATCAAGGCCGGATCAGGCGAAAAAATGCGCAAACCGGGCACCAAGGGTGCACCAACAGCTAAAGCGTTCCGCGATAGCGCCAAAACAGCTAAGAAAGGCAAGTAAATGGCGATGAAACCGAGTGGATTTAAGCCGATGCGAGGCAAAAGCCTCACGATGAACATCGGTGCGGCCAAGCCGATGCCTAAGCCAGCTAAACCGCTGTCTAAAATGGGGGCTTCAGCAGCTAAACCAGCCAAGTACGGCATTGCCGCACCTGTCACGCCCGGCAAATTGGCCCGTGCGCCTGAGAAGGACGACGTATTGATGGCACGCCGTGGCGCTAACGTGATCCGCACGACCGTGCGTGAACGTCCAACACCGACGAAAAAGGGTAAATAATCATGCCTTTGGTGAAATCGACAAGCAAGCCCGCGTTCCGCAAAAACATTAAGGCTGAAGTAAAAGCTGGTAAACCCATCAAGCAGGCCGTAGCTATCGCCTACAGCGTGAAACGCGAAGCCGCCAAGAAGGGCAAGAAGTAATTTATGAAGTTCAAGCCTCTCAGCAACTGCATTCTGGTGGAACGCGACGAAGCGGAACAGACTGGCAGCATCATCATGCTTAGCCAAAAGCCGCTGTATACTGGCGTCATCAAGGCTGCTGGCCCCGGCAAGAAGCTACCCAACGGTAGCCTTGAGCCTATGGATGTTGAAGTAGACGATCACATCATGTTCGGTGAATACACAGGACAAGCTGTAACCGTGGACGGCGTCGATTATCTGATGATGCGCGCTAACGAAGTGATAGGTATTCTTTAATGGCCGATCCAACAGGCATCAACAAGGCTGGTGAAGTCGCCAACGTCGGGTCTAATCCGGCGAGATCGTCAGGTGATGACGACAAGATGGCGAAAATGCGGTCGCGTCTGCAAATGGCGCAGGCTGCGTATTCGGACAGCCGTGAAGATGAACTGGACGATCTTCGCTTTATGGCGGGCAGCCCTGACAACCAGTGGCAGTGGCCAGCCGACGTGCTGGCAACACGCGGTGCTGTGCAAGGCCAGACCATCAACGCGCGCCCCTGCCTGACCATCAACAAGCTGCCCCAGCACGTTCGTCAGGTAACGAACGAGCAGCGTCAGAACCGCCCCAGCGGCAAGGTCATCCCAGCAGACGACAACGCTGACGTGCAGGTCGCAGAAGTGTTCAATGGCGTCGTGCGGCACATCGAGTACATGTCGGACGCCGATGTGGCCTACGACACGGCTTGCGATAATCAGGTCACATACGGCGAAGGCTACATCCGCCTGCTGACCGAGTATTGCAACGAGACGACGTTCGATCAGGACATCAAGATTGGGCGCGTGCGCAACGCGTTCAGCGTCTACATGGACCCGACGATCCAAGATCCGTGCGGCGCCGACGCTGAGTGGTGCTTCGTAACCGAAGACATTCTCAAAGAAGAATATGAGCGCATGTTCCCTGATGCGACGCCCATTTCGACGCTGTATGCCGAAGGTGTAGGCGATCAAGGCATCTCGTCATGGTTGGCTGAAGATACGATCCGCATCGCGGAATATTTCTATTACACCTATAGGCGTGATACGCTGCACCTGTACCCTGACAACCAGACCGCGTTTGCTAATACGCCGCAGGACAAGCAGCTTCAGGCTATGTTCGGCAAGCCGATCCGCACCCGCGAAGTAGACCGCAAAAAAGTCATGTGGATGAAAACCAATGGGTTTGACATCCTCGACGAGCGCGAATGGCCGGGCAAATGGATACCTGTCGTCCGTGTGATCGGTAACGAATGGGAAGTTGACGGTCAGATTTACATTTCTGGCCTTGTGCGCAACGCTAAAGACGCACAGCGCATGTACAACTATTGGACAAGCCAAGAAGCTGAAATGCTGGCTCTGGCCCCCAAAGCGCCGTTTATCGGCTACGGCGGCCAATTTGAAGGCTACGAAAATCAGTGGAAGACAGCCAACACGACTAACTGGCCGTATTTGGAAGTTAACCCTGACGTAACGGACGGCGCGGGCAGTGTGCTACCCCTTCCACAACGCGCCCCGCCGCCGTTACCACAAACAGGGCTTATTCAAGCCAAAATGGGCGCCGCTGACGACATCAAGGGCACCACAGGCCAGTATGATGCGTCGCTGGGCCAGCAGGGCAATGAGCGGTCTGCAAAGGCTATTATCGCCCGTGAAAAGCAAGGTGATGTCGGAACGTACCATTATGTTGACAATCTAGCCCGTGCGATCCGTCACATCACCCGTCAGATCGTCGATCTAATCCCCAAGATTTACGACACGCAGCGCATCGCCCGCATCATCGGCGTTGATGGCGAAGTTGATATGGTCAAATTTAACCCGATGCAGCCAGAAGCCGTCAAAGAAGTCCGCGACATGCAGACGGGCGCAATGATTGAAAAAATCTACAACCCCAGCGTCGGCACATACGATGTTATGGTCACAACAGGGCCGGGCTACATGACCAAGCGTCAAGAGGCACTTGACGCTATGAGCCAGATTTTGCAGTCCAACCCGCAGCTTTGGACGGTTGCAGGCGATCTGTTCATCAAAAACATGGATTGGCCCGGCGCGCAGGAAATGGCCGCACGGTTCAAGAAAATCCTTGACCCCAAGGTGCTGTCAGAAGGCGATCAATCACCTGAATTGATGCAGGCACAGCAGCAGATGGAAGCGATGACGCAGGAACTGAACCGCGTCACGCAGATTATGGAAAACATCCAAGACAGCGCCGAGCAGCAGAAGTTGTCGATTGATGAGTTTGAAGCGCAGGTTAAGGCATACGATGCCGAAACCAAACGCATCACGGCTGTCCAGAACAGCATGACGCCTGAACAAATTCAGGACATCGTGATGGGCACCATTGCGGCAGCACTCGACACGGGCGATCTAATTGGTGAAGCTCCTAAAATGCGTGAAATGCCTGAGATGGAAGTTCCAGAAGCACCCGAACAGCCTGAAATGGCCCCTGAAGCCCTTGAAGCCCCCGAAGGAATGATGTGATGAAATGCGCTGAATTTGTAGGAATGTTTTTTCTGGCGCGCGATGTCACGCATTCGGTGCATCTGAACACGCGCAGCTATGCCAAGCACGTTGCGCTCAATGAATTTTATGACGCCATCGTCGATTTGGCGGACAAATTTGCCGAAGCGTATCAAGGCAAATATGGCCTTATCGGCCCGATTGCGCTCATGTCAGCCAAAAAAACCAGCAACGTCGTAGAATTTTTGCAGGATCAGGCTGACGAAATTGAAAAAGTGCGCTATGATGTCGTCGATAAGGAATGCACACCGCTGCAAAACATAATTGACGAGATTGTGGGGCAGTATTACTCGACGCTGTATAAACTGAAATTTTTGGCATAAGGGCTGTATCATGGCTGCATTATATTCACAGATTGGCGCAACCGCACAGGTGAAGGTCGGCGCAGGCAAATTGAAGAGCATTTTTGTGTCTTCAGGAACCAGCCCGACGATTGCCGTTTACGATAGCGCAACTGCCTCTACCAGCGATCCAATCATTGTCGCTCAGTTCACTGGCGCCACACCCGGCACCTACAACTTGACGGGCGACGAAGGTGGCGTATATTTTAGCAAAGGTTTGTACGTCGTTCTTGGCGGTACAACCCCTAAAGTTTCTGTTTTTTACGAGTAAAACCACTCGAAAAACCGTACCGGCGAGGCTCACCGGGAACTCTTAGGAGTTAAACATGGACGACACAGTCCCCAATCAAGCGGAAGTGCCCGCGCCAGAACTCGAAGTTACGGCAGCAATCGAGCCTGTAGAAAATACGACGCCGGAAGAGCAGCCTGTCGAACAGGAAGCATCTAAGTCATTCACACAAGAAGAACTTGATGCGATTGTTGGCAAGCGTCTCGCAAGAGAGCAGCGCAAATGGGAGCGCGAACAAGCCCAACGGCTCGAAGAGATGCAGTCTCGTCAACAGGCAATGCCCGTTGCAGACATCGCTCCAGAGCAGTTTGATACTTACGAAGATTACGCCGAAGCCTTGGCAGAGCGTAAAGCGGAAGAAATACTGGCACAGCGGCAAAACCGTCAGTACCAGCAGGCTTTGGTCGAGCAGTACCATGAACGTGAAGAGACAGCGCGGGATAAATACGATGACTTCGATCAAGTCGCGTACAATCCTAACCTTCCCGTCACGGAACACATGGCGCAAGGCATCCAATCTTCGGATATTGGCCCCGATCTCCTTTATTGGCTCGGTTCCAATCCAAAAGAAGCGGATCGCATTTCCCGACTGCATCCAATCTTGCAAGGAAAAGAAATCGGAAAGATTGAGGCTTCATTGTCCTCAAATCCGCCGGTTAGAAAAACTTCAACCGCCCCGGCACCGATTGCTCCTGTTACACCCCGTGCCAATGGCACGCCCGCGTATGACACCACTGACCCTCGTTCGACTAAGTCGATGACAACGTCAGAATGGATTGAAGCGGAACGGATGCGACAGATCAAGAAGGCTGAGGCACAACGTAACCGCTAATTTGGGATTTTAACCATGTCTAACTCAATTCTTACTATTGATATGATCACGCGGAAGGCTCTCGAAATTCTCGAGAACAACCTCGTGCTCACGCGCAACGTCAACCGCCAGTACGACGACAGCTTTGCCGTCGAAGGTGCCAAAATCGGCTCCACGCTGCGTATCCGTCTGCCTGACCGTGCTCTCGTCACCGATGGCGCTGCCCTTCAGGTGCAGGATGACAACGAACAGTTCACAACGCTGACCGTTGCCAGCCAGAAGCACATCGGCGTGAACTTCACGTCTGCCGAACTGACGATGCAGTTGGACGACTTCGCCGAACGCGTTCTCAAGCCGCGTATTTCGCAGCTTGCGTCCAGCATCGACGCTGACGTTGCTAACGCCTACAAGACCGTTGGTAACACTGTCGGCACGCCGGGCACCACGCCTGCTTCGTCGCTGGTTCTGTTGCAGGCGCAGCAGAAGCTGAACGAAAACGCTGCCGTTATGTCGCCGCGCTATGCAACTGTTAACCCGGCTGCTAACGCTGGTCTGGTTGAAGGCATGAAGGGTCTGTTCAATCCGACAGACACCATCAGCAAGCAGTTCAAGAACGGCATGATGGGCACGGGCGTGCTTGGTTTCGACGAAATCAATATGTCCCAGTCGATCAAGCAGTTTACCACTGGTTCGCGTACAGCGACCGGCGGCACGACTTCGGCTGCTGTCACGTCGGAAGGCGCGACCACGATTGCCATCACTGGTGCTGGTAACGCAGGCACCGTCAAGGCTGGCGACGTGTTTACGGTTGCTGACTGCTTTGCTGTCAACCCGCAGACCCGTGAAAGCACAGGTTCGCTGTTCCAGTTCGTTGCGCTGGCTGATGTCACGCTCAACGGTTCTGGCGCAGGCAACATCACTGTTGCACCGATTTATTCGGCCAACCATGCGCTTGCTACGGTCAACACACTGCCTGCTACTAGCAAGGCTATTGTGTTTGTTGGTGCTGCTTCGACGCAGTACCCGCAGAACCTCATCTACCACAAGGACGCCATCACCTTCGCAACCGCCGATCTTCTTATGCCGCAGGGCGTGGATATGGCTTCGCGTCAGGTGCACAACGGCATTTCGCTCCGCGTTGTTCGTCAGTACGACATCAACAACGACCGTCTGCCTTGCCGTATTGACGTTCTGTACGGCTTCAGCACGATCCGTCCGCAGATGGCTTGCCGTCTCTGGGGTTAATTTAATACCGGCCCCGACTTTAAGTCGGGGCCAACTCTTAAAAGGACTATTATCATGGCTCTTCCTAATGGTGCTGGTGGCTACCAGCTTGGTGATGGCAACCTGAACGAAGCCGTTCTCGGCGTTCAGGCCATTCCGACCGCTTATACAGCGGGTGCAACTTTGACCGTGCTTGATCTTGAGCAGGCAGTTATCGTTTACACGTCCAGCAGCACTGCCGATTTGGCTTTGCCGACGGCTGCAAGCGTTGATGCTGAACTCACCAGTGCAAAGGTTAACTCCAGCTTTGACATCGCGTTGGTCGCAACCAGCACGGGCGTTCCGACGCTCACGGCTGGCACAGGCTGGACGTTGGTCGGTTCTGGTGCTGGCGTTGCAAGCAAGTCTGTGTTGTTCCGCGCCGTCAAAACCGGCGACGCAACGTACTCGCTGTACCGCATCGCTGGCTAATGGGTCTGCCCCGGCTTAACGCCGGGGCAACCTTTTCAGGAGTAATATCATGGCTAACACCAAATCTATTGGCGTAGCATTCCTTGACCAAGACATCATCGGCGCGCAGTATATTCTGTCCGATGAGCAGCTTGGCTACACGGCGGCTGCGCAAGGTACGGTAACGCAGGCAACCGATAAATCGACTGCGGTTACGCTGAACAAATCGGCTGGCCGTATTACGATGAACGGCGCGGCACTTGCGGCAAATACCGCAGTATCATTTACGCTTAACAACTCGTTGATTTCGGCCAACGACGTTCTGGTTGTCAATGTTTCGGCAGGCGGAACGGCAGCCGCATATACAACGTACATCTCAAGCATGACGACAGGTTCGGCTGTTGTTACGCTGCGCAATATGACAGCGGGTTCGCTGTCTGAAGCCGTGGTTCTTAACTACGCGCTTATCCACTGCGTTTAATTAACTTGGGCGGCCTTCGGGCCGTCCATTTTAAGGATTTTTTATGTCTGTCATTTACATGGTCCATCCAAAGCACGGCGCCAAAGTTGCTATCTCTGAAGATGAAGCGATTTCTGATGAAATGTACGGCTGGATGCGCTATGATCCTGATGAACCAGCTTCTGAAGAAGACGAAGAAGAAGCTGTTAACACTTTGGCGCCGCAAACGAGCGGGCGCCGTCGAGTAGCGCAGGAAGGTTAACCGATGACGACAGCCGGGGACATCATCAATGGTTCGCTGCGGCT